CCATTCAGTTAAGAGCATTAGAACAAAAGGATAAATTACAGGCAGAAGAAAATAGTTCATCAGATTTATAATACAATGCCAAAAACATTATTTGACCATCTTAACGCTATAACTTTGGATAAAAATCCAAAGTATTGGGACACGCTTGAAGAATCTGATAAAAAAACATGGAGTAACTATATGATACTCCGTTTTCTTTCTATGAATTCTGATTGGATAGAAACAATTGCAGATATACAACCTTATATACAAAATGCACCACCAAAAGCAATGTATCTTGCTTTGATTGGTTTAATACCTAAGAAAAAAGCTTTTCTAAAATATATGAAACCATCTTCAGCAGATAAGTATGAAGGTTGGATTGTAGAATTAGTGGCAAGGTATTACGAAGTATCTCAATTAGAAGCTGAAGATTATCTTAATATATTATATCAAACAACCGCAGGTAAGCAACACATCAAACAAATTGCGGAGGCTTATGGTACTGACCCTAAGCAAATTACTAAATTAAAACTCAAAGTTTAATTTGGTTATTTCACCATTTTTTCGTATCTTTACATTATGGCAAAAGTATCATTTTCGCAGTACTCAATGTGGAGTAACTGCCCTCAACAATATAAGTTAAATTATATAGATAAATTGGGTGAAAGTTCTGGTAATATTCACACAATATTTGGAAGTTCAATGCACGAAACTATTCAACACTATCTATCAGTAATGTATGGTGTTTCTAAAAAGCAAGCAGATGAAATAAATTTAGATAAGTTGCTTTTGGAAAGAATGAAAGAAAACTTTACTAAAGAGAGACAAACTCTTAGTGAAGGTGCACCTTGTACTCAATTAGAATTAGAAGAATTTTATGGTGATGGTAGAAGAATTTTGGAATGGTTGAAAAAGAATCTTAACAAATTTTACTCAAAATCAGGCTATGAATTGGTTGGTATAGAGATTCCTTTAAATACACCAATTAAAGAGGGTGTACATTTTATTGGTTTTATTGATATTGTATTAAGAAATTTGGCTGAGAATTCAATAGTAATTGTTGACTTAAAGACATCAACTATGGGTTGGAATCAGTATCAAAAAGCAGATAAGTTTAAAAATGCACAAATTCTTTTGTACAAAAAATACTATTCTGATTTATTTAATATTCCACTTTCTAAAATAAAAGTTGAATATCAAATAATGAGAAGAAAACTTCCTGAAGATTCTGCATTTCCTATACCATATGTATCTAAACATGCACCATCTAATGGAGCACCATCAGTAAAAAAAGCTCATGATGAATTTATGGAATTTATCAATGAAGTATTTAATGATGATGGTACATATAAAAATATAGATTTTCCTAAAGTTCCCGGTGCAAATAAAAAAAATTGTAAATGGTGTGAATTTTTAGGTAAGCATTGTGATGGTAAGGCTACAAAATAAAAAAAGTTCTTTAAAAGTTATTGTTTTTTCTTGTTATAATATACTTATATATACAAATATATAAATTAATATTATAATGAATCAAGAAAACACAAAGCTAACTACTGTGAAAATCTTGAAAGATGTTTATTCATCATTCAAAAAAGTATCTTTCGATTCTGATGTTACCCTTCAAAAGTTGGTAAATCGTACAGTTGAAAGATATGTTAAAGATGAAGAATTTCGTAAGGAAATGAATGAATACTTACAATTACAAATTTCAGGTTCACAATTTTAAAATAAGTTATGGCAAAGAAAAAAATATTGTTACTTTCAGATGATTTAAGAATGGCGAGTGGTATCGCTACAATGTCCAAAGAATTTGTATTAGGGACAGTACACAAATACGATTGGTTTCAAGTAGGAGCAGCAATTAATCATCCCGAATCTGGAAAAGTTTTAGATGTAAGCGATGATATTAAAAAAAATTATGGTATAGAGGATGCTAATGTAAAAATACTTCCTTGGAATGGCTATGGTAATGCAGATTTAATTAGACAATTAATAAATGCAGAAAAGCCGGATGCCATCTTACACTTTACCGACCCTCGTTATTGGACATGGTTATATGATATCGAGCATGAAATTAGACAAAATATCCCACTTCTATTTTATGCTATATGGGATGATTTACCAGACCCTATGTATAATCGTAACTTTTATGAAAGTTGTGATTGGATAGGATGTATATCTCGTCAAACTTATGGTATTATCAAAAGAATTGGACAAAGAACCGATAAATCAACTTGGATACCAAAACAGCCTTGGCAAGTCAGTTATGTACCACATGGTATTAATACTGATATATATAAACCAACCGATGTACCTATTGAATATAGAAATGAAATATTAGGTGATAAAGAATATGATTTTGTTCTTTATTGGAGTAATCGTAATATCAGAAGAAAACAACCCGCTGATGTAATTTATGCTTTTAAATTATTTTGTGAAAAAATTGGAAAAGAAAAAGCAGATAAGTGTTTGTTATTAATGCATACTCAGCCCGTAGATGAGAATGGTACTGATTTACCGGCAGTTATAGAAGCAGTAGCATCCGATATTAATATTAAGTTTTCAGAAAAAAGAAGAGGACAGAATGAATTAAATTTCAATTATAATTTAGCTGATGCTACAATCAATATTGCTAACAATGAAGGGTTTGGATTAGCTACTGCTGAATCAGTAATGGCTGGAACACCGATTATTGTAAATGTAACTGGTGGGTTACAAGACCAATGTGGATTTAAAGTTGAGGGTAATGTATTAGTTGCTGATGATTATATTAAGATTGGTTCTTTGCATGAGTGGAGAAAGTGGGAAGCAAAAGCAGAACCAGGTCCTTGGGTAATACCTGTATGGAGTAGAGCATTGGCATTAGCAGGTTCAGTACCAACCCCATATATTTGGGATGATAGAGTTGATTTGCATGATGTAGCAAATGCTATTGAAAAAATGTACAACATTCCAAAAGAAAAAAGAAAAGAAAACGCCCTAATTGGTAGAGAATTTTTTATTAATGAAGCTGGATTATCACATACCAATATGTGTAAAACTCTTATTGATGGTATTGAATCTACATTTGAAAATTGGAAACCTCGCCAAAGATTTCAAATATTTAAAGTTAAATAAGTTATAAAATATGAATAAGCCAACATTAGTATTTCAAGGACCTATTTTTACAAGAAGTGGTTATGGTGACCATTGTAGAGATTTGATGAAATCACTTCGTAAAATGGATAAATTTGATATTAAAATTATTCCACTTCGTTGGGGGAATACACCACAAAATCAAGTTAGTGACCAAGATGAATTTGGACGTTGGATGTTAGAAAGAGTTATTGGACAAATCGGCAATAAACCAAATGTATTTATTCAGATTTCAGTTGCAAATGAATTCGAACCAAAAGGTGATTATAATATTGGTATAACCGCAGGTGTTGAAACAACAATTGCACCAAAAGATTTTATTGATGGTTCTAATAAAATGGATTTGATTATAGTACCATCTAACTTTACAAAACAAAATTTAGGAGGAACTGTATATCAACAAAAAGACCAAGCTACAGGTCAAATAGTTGGTGAAATTAAAACTAATACACCAATTGAAGTACTTTTTGAAGGAGTTGATACTGAAATATTTAATAAAGGTTTTCAAAAACCCGGCCAAACGGCTGATATTTTAGAAAATGTAAAAGAAGATTTTTGCTTCTTAGTTGTTGGTCATTGGTTAAAGGGTAGTTTGGGAAATGATAGAAAAGATATTGGTATGGCTATAAAAACATTTGCTACGGTATTTCAATATCTACCAAAAGATAAACAACCTGCTCTTTTACTCAAAACATCACATGCTGGATTTAGTGTAATTGATAGAGAGGAAACCCGAAGAAAAATTGATGAAGTTTTAAAAACTTATGGACATAAATGCCCACCAATATATTTGATACATGGTGATTTAGAAGAAACTGATATGAGTAATCTCTATCACCACCCTAAAGTAAAAGCGATGATTTCATTTACTAAAGGTGAAGGATATGGTAGACCTATGGCTGAATTTACTTTAACAGGTAAACCAATTATTGCAAGTGGTTGGAGTGGACAAATGGACTTTTTACCAACAGAACATGCAGTACTTTTAGAAGGTACATTAACTCAAATAGATGAGTCTGCAGCTGACCAATTTATTATAAAAGAAGCACAATGGTTTACTGTAAACTATTCAAATGCCGCTAATAAAATTTATGATGTATTCAACAAATATAATGAATATCTAAAAAAATCAGCTGGATTAAGAGAAAATACTTTAAAGAATTTTACTTTAGAAAAAATGCATGAAAGATTTACACAAATATTAGATACTTATGTAAAGAAATCTCCGCAACTAATTCCATTTAATATGCCGAAGGTAAATACTTCTAAAATGCAAATACCAAAATTAAATAAAGTATAATGTCATTCGCTATTCAATATAAAAAATTTATACAATCTGAAAAAAGTGTTTCAAAAAGTTTGATTAGGCCAAGAAATGTATATAGAATAAACACATACAAATATATTGATGGTTCTTCTAAAAGTTTGAGTGGTATGGATAGTGCTTTAATACTTGTATTAGGAATTACTACTGATAAAAAGATTTCCTGTATTAAGATTAGTTTAGTAAAGCCAGATATATTCTTTAAGTTTTTAAAGAAAATGTTGATAAAAGGGCTTGATGAAGAAAAAATAAAATCAGCAACAAAATTAGAAGAACTTATAGTTTTATCTGATAAAGGTGGAAAAAAATTGTTTTCTTCTTTTTTAAAAAATGACCCAATTTACGATAAAGAACCCGATTCATACAGAACATATACATTAGCTGGTATAAAAAGTGTAGAAGAAGTAAATTTTAAAACGGAAACTCTTCTCAAATATTATAAATAAGTATTCTTTTACCTTTTATTAATATTTACTTGTGTAACAATACAATTATTCAAGGTAAATAGAAAATGGCAATAATAAAAAGAATTCCCAAAGGCTCTCCGCTTACCGCAGCGGAAATGGATTCCAACCTGACTATTTTAGAACAAACTTCAGGTTCATTCACTGCTTTAATGACAGGTTCATTCTTAGCGGTATCTCAATCGGTTTCCAATTTATCTACATTACAAGGTACACTTAGTGGACAATTTACTGGTAGTGCTATCATTTCGGGTAGTAACGCATCTCTAATTATTTCCGGTAGTGCGAGAATAGCAAGTGGTTCTTTGGATAAACTTGGTTATTCTAATAAAGTATTAGTTGTTGATAATTCAACCGGACAAGTAGGATGGAATACAGTAGCTGGAGTGGCGCAAGATGGTTCAAATGGCACATCTGGAACAACAGGTACTGCTGGCACTAGCGGCACCGCAGGTTCTGGTGGCTCATCAGGAACATCACATGCTGGTCTAACATCTGGCACATCTG